TTGCCATCCACCATTACTTTATAGGGTGTCATATACAAGATAGCTGTCAAGTATTCGCTACCATCACCCTTGATAGTTTTGGCATTTGTTCCAACGCCTAATAGTTTATAGTTACTCATTTGCTTTTTTCCAATCTAATAAGTATTTTCATTTCTAAGATATCTTTTTTAGTTTCAATATCTAAATCATTTTCTAATAGTTTATCTAATAAAACTATATCTTTATGGTACTCTAATATTTCCATTTATATTTCCTCTTCAAATAGTTTTTCAGCTTCAAATATTGAAAACCATTTATGATTGCCGTTGTCGTAATTCTTCATTGTTTTTCTTTCAGCTTGTATTTTTGCTACGTTAATAAAACCACCATCTATTGCTTTTACAATCATATCGTTTTCTTCAAGTTCTATCGTTCCTGCAATATCTCTTGAAGGATCATAAAAAGTTATTTTATCTCGTTCAATAAGCATTAATACTTTTTGAGGGAAGTTGTATATTCTCCCTGTTGCAAAAGAATGTTTAATCATTTTTGTATTTCCTTTTATTGTTTAGATCTCCCACCAATAAGGGCTAAATAAATAGCCCTCATAAATAGTATATCTTATCACGCTTTGCATCTGCTACGTGATACCCTTTTAAAACTTTTGTTTTCTTTTTGTAGTCAACTTGGCATTTCAATTCGCTGTACTTAGTACGCCCTAAAAGAATTAAACTATATGTTAAACGCTTTATTTCATTTACTACTATGAGCAATAAACTAGGCTGAACTATACCCAAAAACATCCGCTTATATTCGGTATCTAATCCGTTACCATAAGATTAGGTTGATTTACTTGTTATGTATGACGTTTGCTGTGCTGTACTTCAGGCCTATCAACTAAGGGAAGTAACTTTATTTTACAGTGTCAGTTTTCAAATAACGTGAGAGGGTCTGAAGTCTGAAAATCTCACTCCGAAAGTCAGCTCTCAAAAATCACATGCGCATAGTTTCAAAAAGTGGTCAAGTAAAAAATGCATTTTATTTTAATTATTTTTTTGAGGGTAAAAATATCACCCGTTTTTTACACAGTATATATATACGCTTTTTAGAGGCTTTTTTGGGGTGTTTTTTAGGTCGTATTCAAAAAAGTGAATATGGCCGTAGAAGCGCTCAGAAGCTCGCTGAGTATGAGAACGAAAAAAGTGAGTAACGCATTGCTACTTTTTTAGCCCATCTAAAAAGCTCAGACGTTTGACGTGTGAAAGATATTCAAAAAAGTGAATATGATATTTGTTCTCTCTTTGTTCTACTTTCCAGGATGTTCTATGTTTGTTCTACTTTATGAGAACATTGCTATTTTTTATTAATATATAATGTGTCATTTCTTTTTTGTGATCACATTTGTTTTTGAGGGGTGGTATATTTGTGATCACATTTTATGGGGTGGATATATTGTGCATCCTTTTCTGTTTTGTGATCACAAATGCTAAAATGTACCAGAAAACACCCTTTTTTGTGGGGTGATTGACGTTATATCAGTTAGTTTATGCAGTAAAAACAGTAACTTATAAAGAAAAGTATTGCAAAAACACAAAAGAACAGCAAAAAAGAGGGGTGGCGAGGGCCAGTGGGGGTCTATCCGTAGTATGTATATGTATATCTACACAGAAGTGGTTTTTTAAAGGGGTGACAAACTGTCGCATGTATACAAAAACCCCCTTGACACAGCCTTATTTCCGGGTATAACTGCGGAGCAGGAGCAGGTTAGTTTAACATTTAATGTTTTAACATAATAAATAGTAAATATAAATAAATAGTTTAACTATATAAAAGATGTTGGACATAGGTAAGTTTAACTTGACAGTTATACTGTCCTTCTGTATACTTATTTATAATAACACAATATAAAGTAACAAATAATAAGTGTTATACTATGGTATGTGTGGTATCTAGGTGTCACTCCTCCTCATGTCTCCTCCTCCTAACACGTAGGTTGCTGCACATACCACCTTTTTCCAGGCAATAATATGTATAAACAAAAGATAAGCTTGTACTCTTCTGAAGATGTCATTGAAGAGTTCTACGATGCTATAGCAGACGGTGATAGTAAACGCCTTAGACGTGTACACATACCTAAGTCGGATGTATTCTACGTTCGTGAAGCCCTGGAAGCTAGGCTAGGACAGAGATATACACTGGACCACGTAGAGAGAGCTATGTATTTAGAGGGATTCCTTACTAAATATGAAGTGTTAGACCCGGAAAGAGAAAGACCGGGGGTTGGATAAAAAAAGTGTTGACAAAGAAACAACTATCCGTACAACTATGTATATTAATGTTGTTATCCGCTTGTCAAACCGTAACATATACAGCGTCATGCAGGGTGGGAGATACTGTATGTCAGAGAAACCAAAATGCTCAAACACTCGCACTCATTGGACATACGGAAGCTGCTACAAAGCTTATGTGTAGCGACACTACTATTGGCAACCTTTTGCCATCCAGTGAATGCCCAAGAGCAAGTGCCGATAGATGATGGTGTAACTAACAATACCACAACTACTACGGACAACGGTAACGACATTGAGGGAGACTTCTCTAATAACTACGAAGACTCCACTGTAGATTCTAACAATAATGCAGAAACTATAAACTATAACGGAGCAGGATCTTCACCAGGCAGTAGCCCTGTAATGTCCAGCATAGCTCCAACAGTAATGGGTGGGGGAGGTAACGATTCTTGTCTAATCCCGAAGACTAGAGGGCTTCAGTTAAATATAATTGGCCTAAGTCAAGGTGAGATGCAGCAAGACCCTAATTGCAATCGCAGGAAGAATGCTAGATTGCTGGGGATACCTCAACAGGTTGGTGGGCTAGGATTACAGGTTTCGGCTATATCGGTTATGTGCCAAGACCCTACAGTGTTTAGGAGTATGATGTTAGCAAATACTCCGTGTCCTATAAACGATGCACGTACTGGTAAGTTGTTGATGGGCAGAAACGCTATAATGAAATACAGAGAGAACCCTTCTTTATTTGTTGTTGGGTATGAGTTGGACAAAGAGTTTTGGGATGCCTTATTAAAGGTAGGGGAGGAATACAATGAAGAGTTTGTTGAAGACACTACTACTAAGCTCAGTCTTAGTGATCAGTTCAGGAGTAGCAAACGCAACAAGTCCAGTGGTAAACCCACCTCCTCCAACGTCAACAATCCTTGAGATAGACTTAAACCTAACTCTAACAGGACAAGAAAAGCTTGACGCATTGATTGCCTCACTAGGTGCAATAAAGAACAGGGTTACAGACAACGGTATTAACACAGTAGGTGCTGTGGGATACGCAGCACTAGGCGGTGTCATAGAAGACGATACATTTAATGACGGACTCATTACGCAAGATGAGTTAGACGATTATCTAGAAGCACACGCTCTTGTAATAGGACATGACTACGAAACAGCTACTACATCACAGCAGTTGTTCACACAAGAATACCAAGCTTCTATGAATGACTTGGATGCAGCTATAGATTTACTAGCAGATGCTGCTGGAGAAATACTAACAGCTACTGGTATAATGGAAAGTGCTGCTACAGCAGATACATCACCAGAGCAGACTGCTTTGCAAGGCATGTTAGGTGAAGATGAGTACAGCATAGATCAGGCTGAAGTAGATGCGTATAACCAAGCTGTAGCACAAGTAGAGAACTACGCACAACAAGCTGGTGCTTTCATGGCTGCTGCTAACAACACAGACCTTACAGCAAGCATAGACAGCTACGCACAGGTAAACAACTTTGTAGTTGGTAACTATACAGCCATCACATACACACAGAATATAGATGAGTTTGTAATTAACTGGGATGATGATGGCTTTGGCTCTGGGTGGCAAGGATACCTAACAGAAGATATGGTATCTGCCTCAGAGTTATTTACTGCTGGTGAATATGTGGAACAATACGGAACAATGCCATAATAAAGAAAAAGAAGTTACCTAAAAAGAAAAGACCAATACAAAGAATGAAGAAGAGGCGTTACCTAGAGAAGAAGGAACGTAAAGAGGATGGACGTAGGCTTTAGCATAGGTGGCTACAACATTAAAGGTTGGATGATAGCTGTAGCACTTCCAGTACTATCTGCTGTATCAGGTGGAGTATACTTTGGATATGACACACTAAATAGATTCTACGGTGTAGAGGGTGGCGTAGAAGAAGCACTAGGAAAAGGCTCAACCAACGCAAAGCAAATCTCAGAACTACAAAAAAGCTTAACTAAGTTAGAGACTGACACTGCAAGAGATAGAACAGCGAATAAAACATTTGCGTCAAACCAGCTAACTACAGCTAAAACAGCAATAGCAAATGAAATACAAAACAAAACAGATAAACTAAACCAGCAGGTAGTAGAACTATCAGAGGAACTAACTGAGCAAATAGTAGAACTAAACTCTGAACTAAACAGTAGAGTACAAACTGTAGAACAAGCTGTGATAGATAATGATGTACGTGGACTAAATACTAAACTAGCACAACTAACTACAAACATGCAGCAGATACTACAGCAGCAAAAAACATTGCTAGACCTAAGATCACAGGTTGACAAAGCTACCACAATAACGGATACTATAGGAGATAAGTTAGATGTTATTCAAACAGAGATTGACGACATTTGGAAAGCGTATGATAGCATGGTTGAAAACCCCCTTTAGGAAGCTATTCGGTAAACGATGCGATTGTGAATAAGGATAATTAGATGGCGTATATGGGATATGAAGATTTAAACAAGTCTAGTAAGATTGGTATAAAAGGTATCATAGCATTAGCAAAAGATAATGGTTTTGATTTTGTACGAACTGACAATGGTGTAAAACTAATAGATCCTAATGGTAGAGATCAAACATTTGGAGCTAAAACTACAGCAGGACGTGTAGGAAAATGGATGGGTTATAACGAAGGTGGTATGGCTAGAAAAAAAGCAGCCTTTAGCAAAGGTGGATATAACGCACCAATGCGTCCTATAAAAAGTAAAAAATAATGGCTAAACCAGCAAAAGGCAAGATGTTTGCCAAGACAACTACTAACCCTAAGACAGGGCGTAAGATAAAGGTGAGCTACGGTCAAGCAGGTAAAGCCAAGGACGGTGGCAAACGTATACGTGCAGGTACAGCCAAAGGTGATTCGTATTGTGCAAGAAGCGCTGGTCAAATGAAGAAACACCCAAAGGCAGCAAAGAATCCTAACAGCCCACTACGTCTATCTCGTAAGAAGTGGAAGTGCGCTGGTACAAAATCTAAGAGAACATAATGGCAAGCAAACCTAAGAACCCAGCTTTGTACTCTAGAGTAAAGTCAGAAGCTAAGAAGAAGTTTAAGTGGCCCAGCGCATATGGGAGTGCATGGTTAGTTAAGACATACAAAAAACGTGGAGGCACGTACAGTAAGGGAGGATCAGTTGCACAAATCAAGACACGTACTACAAAGTCGTAGATCCTTTGGTGAAGGTGGCCTAACTCAGTGGTTTAAGGAAGATTGGCGTGACGTAAAGACAGGCAAGGAATGTGGACGTTCTAGTGTCAAAGACAGTAGTAGACCATACCCAGCTTGTAGACCTGCAAAGGTAGCAGGTAGAATTAGTAAAGCAGAAGCTGCAAAGAAGACAGGGCCAAAGAAAGTTAAATGGTCTGTAACTGCATCGGGGAGGAAAAGAAAAAAATGAAAAGGGTAATATATGCCATTCCTCACAAGCAGTATACCGTACTTCAAAGCATGGGTACGTAGAGAATACACTAAGAACCTAGAAGAATATCATGGCGACTTTCTACACGCTATGGTTATTGGCGTTACTACAATGCCTAACAGAACACTGAGCTTTCAAGTAATCTTCACAGGATGTGAATCAGATTTTGATGACTCAGAAAACGTACATGGTGGTGCTATGTGGGCAAGAATGCCTTTGACTGCACTAGTAGCTGACGTATCATTAGAGCAATGGCCTAACGAGTTACCACCATATTTAGCACAGCCTTGGGATTGTATGTCACATACACATTCCGTATACAAGCTAGAACGAGCAAGTCCTGCTCCGTGGATAGCTAAAGTAGATGGCGAGTTCTACCCAGCAAAGTATTACTTTACGGTAGACTATACAGATAACGAAGTCGCTGATGACCCAGCGCAGCATAAACAGTCTCATGTATTAGAACTACTAGATGCAGGAGAATATACTGGTAACATGGTTGCGTTGCCCAATAACAGAGTGAGAGTAACTCACCCAGCTTGGTTTGAAACTGGACAAGGTGCGCCAGACTTTAGACCAAATCAACATATATTTAACTCTAAAGAAAACGTAGACTATGTATGGGATACGCAACGAGTTTTTAACAATCTATATAGTGGTGATACAGTAGAGTTTATCAGAAGGGAAGAAGACAATGATGAAGAAAAAAGGTTACGCTAAAGGTGGCATGAAGAAAAAAGGTTACGCTAAAGGTGGCATGAAGAAAAAAGGTTACTCTAAAGGCGGTGCTACTATGAAGAAGATGTCAAGAGGTGGCTTTCTAGCTCCTGCTTCTAGACCTATGAAAGGCATCAAGAAATAAATGGCTTTTTCAGATACTGCTAAATATTTTACAAAAGCTAAAGACTTATCTGCTACAGCAGGTGGGGCAAGTGGTGATGTTATATACACTTGTCCTAACAACTTTATTAGCTTAATTACATTTATGCATGTATCTAGTGGATCGTCTAGTACAAAAAAGTATAGCTTGCAATGGTACGAAGCAGCTACTACTACGTATCACTTTATAATTGATGCACACAGCGTAGCAGGTAACGGCATTGAAGAAGTTGTAGATGCAGGTGCATATTTAGCACTTTCTCCAGGTGATAAGATTATAGGCTTTGAAGAAAGCAGTTCTGACTTTCATATAATACTATCAGGTGAGGAACACTTCCAACCAACATAACGGATATGCAATAATAGGTACTACTACCTGACCTAACTTTGAGTATAACTATCTCCGCACACAAACAAAGGAGATAGTGCTATGAAAAACTTATTAAGAAAGATGTGGAATAACCACGTAATCAGACAACAAAAACGTGCAGAGTTTAGAATGCTACACATGTTGGATGATAGACAACTAAACGATCTAGGAATTGGTAGATCACAAATAAGGAATGCAATATATGGCGAGGAATCTAACAGATAAACAACAAAGATTCTTAGATGTATTATTTGACGAAGCTAATGGTGATGTTATCGCTGCTAAAAAACTGGCAGGTTACGGTGATAACAGTAACACTGCAGCGATTGTTGAATCTTTAAAAGATGAGATTGGTGAGAAGACTCGTACATTTTTTGCACGTACTGCACCTAAAGCTGCTATGGCTATGGTTGGTGCGTTATATGATCCAACAGAGCTAGGCATTAAAGAAAAGATGGTAGCAGCAAAAGACTTGCTTGATAGAGCAGGACTTGGTAAGGTAGATAAAGTAGATGTTACTAGCGGTGGTGGCATCTTCTACCTACCACCAAAAGAAGGTCAGAACGAATAATACCACAAAGAGAGTTAGGCTTTTGGCAATTACCCAAACCGCCTAAGACACACAACAAACAATGGCACAAGATTGTCAGGATTACTAAGAAGATACCTTTTGGTTATGAACTAGATCCCGACAACGATAAAATACTTGTACCTATAGAACATGAGTTAGAAGCTTTAGAGCTTGCAAAACGACACCTCAAGCAGTATAGTTACAGAGCAGTAGCACAATGGTTGAGTAAAGAAGCAGACCGCTATATATCACACATGGGTCTAAAGAAGAGAATAGAAGTTGAGCAAAGACGTAGAAAAGCATCTATCACTAAACGTAAGCTTGCCAAGTGGCTCCAAGAAACGCTTGCGGAAATCGAAAAACTCGAAACACAAGGAGTCGGTGCATACTCAGAAGCCAGCGGAGATAGAAGCCCCCCAGAAAGAACCTATCCCAGCGCAGGTAGTAGCAACTGACTATGACGTTGAAGAAGCGCAAGAAGTCGTATTCAGACCCAATGCAGGGCCACAGACATCCTTCTTGAGTTCTTCGGAAAGAGAAGTCCTATACGGTGGGGCAGCAGGTGGTGGTAAATCGTATGCTATGTTGGCAGATCCATTACACGGCCTAAACAATCCACACTTCTCTGGACTCCTTGTACGACACACTACTGAAGAACTAAGGGAACTAATACAGAAGTCACAGGAGTTATACCCACGTGCAGTACCAGGAATCAAATGGTCAGAACGTAAGTCACAGTGGATATCTCCTAAAGGTGGACGTTTATGGATGTCGTATCTGGATAAAGATACAGATGTTACTAGGTATCAAGGACAGGCATTTAACTGGATTGGATTTGACGAACTCACTCAATGGCCTACACCTTACGCTTGGGATTATATGAGATCACGTCTTCGTAGCGCATATGGTAGAGAACTAGGTCTGTACATGAGAGCTACAACAAACCCCGGTGGTGCAGGACATTCTTGGGTAAAGAAGATGTTTATAGATCCTGCCCCTGCAGGTAAAGACTTTTGGGCCACAGACATTGAATCAAGTAAAACAATTACATTCCCTAAAGGACACAGCAAGGAAGGTCAGCCTCTATTCAAGCGTAGGTTTATTCCTGCATCTCTCTTCGATAACCCATACCTCGCCGAAGAGGGTGACTATGAGGCCATGCTCTTATCACTACCAGAGCATCAGAGGAAGCAACTCCTTGAAGGAAACTGGGATATCAACGAGGGAGCAGCATTTCCTGAGTTCGACAGAACTACCCACGTTATCGAACACTTTGAGATTCCTAACTCGTGGGTACGTTTTAGAGCGTGTGATTATGGGTATGGTTCTTACACTGGGGTTCTTTGGTTTACTGTGGCTCCTGATGAGCAGCTTATAGTATACAGAGAGATGTACGTATCTAAAGTAACAGCTTCTGATCTAGCTGATATGATATTAGAAGCAGAAGCAAAAGACGGTGGAATGAGATATGGTGTGCTTGATAGTTCTTTGTGGCACAACCGTGGCGATACTGGGCCATCACTAGCTGAACAAATGAATATGAAGGGTTGCCGTTGGCGTCCTTCTGATCGTTCACGAGGCTCACGTATCGCTGGAAAAAACGAAATACATAGGCGTCTAAAGGTAGATGAGTTTACTGAAAAACCTATGTTAGCATTTATGGATAACTGTACTAATACAATAGCACAATTACCAGGTATACCACTGGACAAAAAGAATCCAGAAGATGTAGACACAAAAGCAGAAGATCACTTGTATGATGCATTACGTTATGGTATAATGACAAGACCAAGAAGTAACATATGGGATTACAACCCTGCTAAACAACGAACAGGATTTCAAGCCAGTGATTCAACATTCGGATACTGAAGTAGTAGAGTCTTGCCCTAAGTGTGAGATAACTTACAATACTAATATGTGGACCACTTGTCCTAATTGCCAAGAGCAAGCGGCTTTTAATAATGGACCTTGGAGAAGAAAGGACAACAGCTAATGGCTGAAGAAATGTTTGAGACAGATGATGTTGTAGCTGCAGAAGACAGCCTAGACAGTATTTTTGAAGAAAAGTCTAGTGTAGTTTCATTTATAAAAGATAGATACAAAAGAGCAGAAGACGCTAGGTATGCTGATGAAAGTAGATGGTTAAGAGCTTATCGTAACTATCGTGGGTTGTATGGGTCTGATGTAAAGTTCACAGACTCAGAAAAGTCTCGTGTGTTTGTTAAAGTTACAAAGACTAAAACACTAGCCGCCTATGGACAAATAGTAGATGTCTTGTTTGGTAATAACAACTTTCCACTAACAGTAAATCCTTCTATACTACCAGATGGTGTAGCCGAATCTGTACATATAAATGTAGATCCAAATGCAGAACAAGCAGGAGAATCACTATCAGGTATAACAAGAGATGAAGCTGCTTCTCCATATTTACTTGATGGTGTTACAGAACTAAGACCAGGAGAAACGTTAAAAGATTTACAAGCACGACTAGGACCACTAGAAGAAAAACTATCATCTGTATCTGAAAAGATAGTAGAAGGTGATGGTACTACAGGAACTACAGTTACTTTTCACCCTGCTACGATTGCAGCTAAAAAGATGGAGAAGAAGATCCATGATCAGCTACAGGAAAGCGGAGCTAGTACACATCTAAGAAGTATGGCATTTGAGATGGCACTTCTAGGTACAGGTGTAATGAAAGGTCCATTTGCTGTCGATAAAGAATATCCTAACTGGGGTGATGATGGTGAATATGACCCTATTGTTAAGACTGTGCCAGAGTGTAGTCATGTAAGTATTTGGGATTTCTATCCTGATCCAGAAGCACACTCTATGCAGGATGCAGAATACGTTGTTGAAAGACATAAGATGTCAAGAACACAACTAAGAGCATTAAAAAGTCGCCCATACTTTATGGAAGATTCCGTACAGAAAGCTATAGACGTAGGACCAGACTACAATCAGAAGTACTGGGAAATGACTATGGAAGACGATGACACTCAGCCAAACTCTGAGCGTTGGGAAGTATTAGAGTTTTGGGGCTATGTAGATGTAGAAATACTAAAAGAACACGGTGTAAATATCCCCAGTGAACTAAAAGACTTAGATGAAGTTAATTGTAATATATGGGTAGCTAATGGTGAGATACTACGATTTGTACTAAACCCATTCAAGCCTACACGTATTCCATACTACGCTGTACCATACGAGCATAACCCATACTCTTTCTTTGGCGTTGGTATTGCTGAGAACATGGATGATACACAGACATTGATGAATGGCTTTATGCGTATGGCTATTGACAATGCTGCACTGTCAGGTAATCTTATTATAGAGGTAGATGAAACTAACCTAGTTCCAGGACAAGACATGTCTGTTTATCCCGGAAAGATTTTTAGGAGACAGGGTGGCGCTCCGGGACAAGGTATCTTTGGTACTAAGTTTCCAAACGTAGCACAAGAGAATATGCAACTATTTGATAAAGCGAGGGTACTAGCAGATGAGTCTACTGGATTCCCATCTTTTGCACATGGTCAAACAGGAGTTCAAGGAGTGGGGCGTACTGCTTCTGGAATCTCTATGCTTATGTCTGCTGCTAACGGTAGTATCCGTACTGTTGTTAAAAACGTTGATGATTATCTTATACGTCCTTTAGGTAAAGCATTCTTTGCATTCAACATGCAGTTTGACTTTGATGAAGATATTCGTGGAGACTTGGAAGTACAGGCATCAGGTACAGAAAGCTTGATGGCTAATGAAGTACGTAGCCAACGCTTGATGCAGTTCTTACAGGTTGCACAGAATCCAGTACTTGCACCTTTTGCTAAGATGGATTATATTATACGTGAGATTGCTAAGAGCATGGATCTTGATCCAGATAAGGTTACTAACTCTATGCAGGACGCAGCTATACAAGCAGAGATATTAAAAGCATTTCAAGCGCCAGCACCAACACCAGCAGGTCCAGAGGGTCAGGGTGTACAAGGTGTAGCTGATACTTCAGGAGGTGGAGGATCACAGGTAGGAGTAGGCACAGCACCACTACCAGAAGAGCAAGGATTTACAGGTAATGCACCTCAATCAGTTGGTTAATGACAAAGAGTGTTACGAGCAGTTTCAAAAACACATAGATGAATTAATAAACATAAGACAACGTGCGTTAGAAACTGCCAATGAACCACATGTTATGCACAGACAGCAGGGTGCGATAGACGTACTAAGAAAGTTAAAGCTACTGAGGGAGACAGTAAACAGTGGATGAAGAACAAAAAAGTTTTCTAGATATGCTTACCTCTCCCCTGACAGGTGACTATCGAAAGAAAAAACCTATTAGTGTTAAAGCTGCAGATGTAGCAGTAGACATGACCCCTGTTGGATCTGCTGTTGATATAGCTGAAGAATTAGGTGAAGAAGATCCTAGTATAGCTAAGATAGGACTTATTGCAGCAGGTGATGTGCTTGGTGCGGCTATACCTGTAATGGGTCCAGTTGCTAAAACCTTAATAAAAGGTGGTGTTAAAAAACTAGATGAAGTTGTTGATGTAAAAGATCTTACAAAAAATGCAGACACAAATGCACTAGAAGAAATAGGATTAACTGATGAACAGTTAGAAGCATGGAAAGCAGATAACTACGCTAAAGATAAATATAGAATACCACGTGATCCTCAGTTAAAGGAAGCTGCAGAAAAACTACGTGATGGTAAACTTACTCAAGAAGAATATATAATATTATCTAATCAAGTACAACCTATTATACCCATAGAAAAAATGCCTAAGTTTCCAACTAAAGAGGAAGTTATACAGGCATTACACGCAACAGATAAACGCAAAGTAGAAAAAGGTATTGTAGGAATAAACAAAACTATACCTGATGGCACTAAAATATCTGCAAGATTAGATATACCTGCATACAACGATACAGATACATGGATTGTTTCTTTACACGATGGTACAACAAAGAATGGAAATACTGTAGGGTATGCTCAAACAGCAGTTTTAGATGATGTTAAGTTTACTTCAAATCCTTTAGCAGCTACTTCTATTGCTGCAGGAACACCAAAGACAACTATAGGTAGAATGAATGGTAGCTATGTAAATGCAGAACCAGATGAAGTATATGAATACACAAAAGAAATACTAGAAGGTAAAGCGGAAGATTGGACACAGGTAGGTATGAACCCTACTAGAGCATCTTACTTTTATGACAAATCAGATGGTATGCCTGTAGTATCTGCTGAACAAGTATTGCAAGTAGGTCCACTTGTAATGGCTTACAAGATTAAGAAAACAACTCCTGATGATGAGATGTTTCAATTCACAAATAAAAGAACAGGCGTAACAGGCAACTTTAATGAGGGCGGCATGGCACTAGAAGAACAAATGATGATGAACTTTGGAGATGTACCTGATAATACAGTAGGAGTAGATCCTGTGTCGGGCAATGAAATACCTTTGGGTTCTACAGCAGAAAACGTAAGAGATGATATACCAGCGCAACTAAGCGAAGGTGAAATGGTTATACCTGCTGATGTAGTTAGGTTCTTTGGTGTAAAGTTTTTTGAAGACATACGCCAAGCTGCTAAGATAGGCTACTCTAAGATGGCAGAAGATGGACGCATAGGTGGAGAACCTATGGACATGGAAGATGAGACTGGTCTAGGTTTAGAGATGGCTGACTTAGAAGTAATGGATGATGGCGCTCCTGTTGAAATGAATAGAGGCGGTACTTCTATGGCTGACTACAGCGGCGCTGCGTTTAAGGCTGCTCAATCAGCAGCATCTAAGAGAAATCCAGGTCGTACTGGTAGAAAAACACATGAACAGATAATGGCTCAGTTTAGAAATGATGATAATAACTCAAGCTCATCTAGTTCTAAACCTACTTCATCAAAAGCTAAATCTTCTGATTATTATTCTCCTGAAAATATCTCTAAAAGAGTTAAGGCTAGAGAGAACCAACCAAAGACAAAAGCAGAAGCATTTTACAGGGCGCTTCAGGGTTACTTATTTGACAACGAGGATAATACACCTGACAATCGTAGAGTTACTCTAACAGAAAAACCCCCAACGTCTGACGATGAAAGACAGTTTGGAACCATAGATGAACAAATAAACTTTGGAGGAGACTTTTCAGGTAACAAGAAAACTAAAGAAGAACGTCCTAAAGCAGAGCGCCCTGTAGTAGATAAGAGTAAATACACAGTTACAGATTTACGAGAAGGTCAAGATCCTTTTCTTACTAAACTAGCTAAAAACTCAGGGTTAGACGAGATATTTGAAAAACTAGGTTTTAAGTTTGATGAAGGTGGTGATGTAGTAGATCCAGACGTAGTACAAGAAGGTACAACTGGAGGCTTTGGGGAAGAGATAGGCTTGGGTGACACAGGTGTTATGGAAGCTCGTGAATATCAAAACGATGCAGGTCATGTAATAATTATTATGTTCTTAGACGGTGTACCTCTACAAGAAATACCTGATGGTTATTACCCTGTAGGTAGTGAGCCTATTGCTGTAGATCCCGGTGAAGAGGCAGGTACTAGCAGTGGAGGCGGTGGAAGTAGTAATGATGATGACGGTCCATCTGCACCAGCACCTACACCTGTTAACTTTAAAGAGTTAACTATGGAAGAACTAACTCAAATGGTAGACGATCAGAAAGGCATGAAAAATAATGTAATAGCTGGTGGTATTTCTTATCTAAGTCCTGTTGTAGGCGGTGCAATAAAAGTTGCTATGTGGAACACAACAAGGCAAACTAAAAACGAGATAAAGCGTAGAATTGAACTAGATACAACTTCAAATGTTGACAGGATGCGTTATGAAAACTTACTTGATATTACTAACAGACAAGAACCTGGTTTAGTTAAAGTTTTATTAGGCAAGATAACAGGAGATTACACTGGTCCTGAGTTAAAGTCTCCTAAAGCAGTAGAAGGTGATGTATCTGATCCAACAATGGCCCCTGATCAAGGTATAGCAAAAGCTTACACACCTGAGATAAAAGCTCCAGAGACTACAGAAATAGCAACAGCTTTTACACCAGAAAGAATGGAAGCTATTCAAAAAATAATGGCTGATACTGACCTGAGCAAGATTGGCAAAACACTAGATAAAACGGGACCTACAAATGTCAAAATCAGTGATGACGATAAGGGGCCAACATTTGTATCAACTCCTGCTACTACACAAGTTGCACTTGACAATCAAAGTGCAGCAGATGCTGCTATGGGTAGACCAACAAGTAGTGACGATGATGATAATAATGACTCACCTATTTATACACCTCCTTCATATACAAAACCATCTGAAGATCCATATGCTGAACCAGGAAGACCTACCTCTGGTGGTGGCGGTAGACGCACCTATGGCGGTGGCGGTAAAAACAAAGGAGCCTTGATGAGTAAAGCTAAAAAGAAGAAAGTTACTAAGAATAAAAAATAAATCCAAATAACTATAAGGCCACTCGGCTTCGGCTGACCCCAACATAAGGAGAAAACAAATGGCTACAAGCGAAACAGCGAAACCAAACCCAATGGTAAAACCTGATATACCAAGAGTATTAATGGGTAGAGGTGGATACATATCCACTGAAGAGCGTATCAAGAAAGATGAAGAAGAGCTTTTAGCTTTAAAGAAAGAAGCACTAGGTATAACAGATGAAGAAAGTACTGAAGATAAACCCAGTAGCGAAGAGCCTAAAGCTGAACCAGTACAGGCAGAAAGTGATACCAAACAAAAAGAAAAACCAGAAGCCAAAGCACAAGAAGATGATGACTTAGGTGCTGAAGAAAAGAACTTCAAGAAACGCTATGGTGATTTACGTAGACACTCACAGAAAAAAGAAGAAGAGTTTAATGCAAGACTAGAAGCATTACAAGGACAGCTAGATAAAGCAGCAAAGCAAGAACTTGTACTACCTAAGTCTGAAGAAGAGCTTGAAGCTTGGTCTAAGCAGTATCCTGATGTAGCAGGTATTGTTGAGGCTATCGCTGACAAAAAGTCTAAGGCTACCGCTAAAGATCTTGAAGCACGTATGGCTGAGTTTGAAGAGTTACGTATTACAGCTAAACGTGAAAAAGCTGAAGCTGAACTAGCTTCTATGCATCCTGACTTTGATGAGATACGTTCAGATGACTCTTTTCATAACTGGGCAGAAGAACAACCTAAGTGGGTGCAAGATGCTTTGTATGAAAACGTAGATGATGCAAAGTCTGTATCACGTGTAATTGATCTTTATAAAACAGATAAAGGCATAACTACCAAAGTTAAAAAGAATAACTCTTCAGATAAAGCAGCAGCAGCTTCTGTAAAGACAAAAGGAAGTAGTGTTCCTGACACAGATGATACATCTAAGTATATACGTGAATCAGAAGTAGCTGCAATGTCAATTAAAGAATACGAAAAGCGACAGGAAGAAATCCTAGATGCTCAACGTAATAGAAGATTTATTTATGATATGTCAAGAAAGTAGTTGACAAACAAACTATTGTAGATAAAACTATAGCATATACACAACAACTAAAGTGTGTATGCTTAATCAAGCACTAGCCACACAAAAGAACTACCTCAAAGTATAGGCCCAGCGCAGAGAGAAAGCGCATTCTCAAAGCATAGCTGACCACCCTAATACAAAGAGCCTCTTCATGGTGGATATGTAGTGTACTAAACCCACGCCATATCTATAAGGAGATTTAACTATGGCTATTACATCAGCAAGTGGAGGCTTTGACGCTAACTTTAGCCCAATCATGTTCTCCAAACAGGCGCAGATCGCATTGCGAAAGTCGTCTGTTATCAGCGCAGTTACCAACAACTCATACTTTGGTGACATCGCAAATCAAGGGGATGTTGTACGCATCCAAAAAGAACCAGACGTAACTGTAAACGCTCTACAGCGTCATACAGGTATAACTGTTGAGAAACTAGATGACACTGACTTCTCGTTAACTATTGACAAAGCTAACTACTTTGCTTTTAAAATGGATGACATCGAAGAGCAGTTCTCACACGTTGATTTCGTAAGCCTAGCTGCAGACAGAGCAGCATATAAAATGGCTGACTCTATTGACGCTGACGTACTATCTTACATGTCAGGTTACACAGCAGCAGGTGCTTTAATAACTGCATCTTCAGGTGATGCACAGCACCCAACATCAAGTGCAATCAACGGTGAATCTTTAAAGACTAACCAGTTGGACGCTACTGATATGGGTGCATTAGGTTCAGCAGACGCTGCATCTACAGCATATGCTACTGGTGACTCTATTCCATTAGCAACACGTTTGCCTGGCGCAACTTCAATCTCAGCAATTACTGTATCACCATTAACAGTCATCGCACGTATGGCACGTCAAATGGATACAGCAAATGTTGATTCACGTGGACGCTACATTATTGTTGATCCAGTATTCATGGAACTGCTAAAAGATGAAGATTCACGTCTTCTCAATGCAGACTTCGGTGGAGCAGGTCTACAAAATGGATTAGTTGCAGGAAACATACACGGTTTCAAAATGTACGTTTCAAACAACCTACCTGCTAAAGGTAACGGTCCAACACATGCTGGCGCACTAGCACAAGATGCACACTACGGTGTGATCTTAGGTGGTCAGGAAGAAGCTGTAGCTACTGCAGAGCAAATGAATAAAGTTGAGAACTATAGAGATCCCGACTCATTTGCAGACATTGTACGTGGTATGCACCTATATGGACGTAAGATTCTACGCCCTGAAGGTTTGGTGTCAGCTATCTACAACGTTGCTTAATCAAGTTAAACTTAGAGGCTGGCTTAATGCTGGCCTCTTCGTACATTTAAATCTTTGAGGATATTGACATGGCTATAACAACGGCAATGTGTACAAGTTTTAAGTCTGAGCTTCTTGGTGGTACTCACGATCTGGACACTCACACGATAAAACTTGCATTAATTAAAGCATCTATGTCTGGTACATATGGTGCAGCAACAACAAACTATTCAGATGTCACAGGTAACTCTGATGAAGCAAGTGGCACAAACTACACTGCAGGTGGACAAAACTTAGATAGTGCTGCTATTACAGTAGACGGTACAACCGCAATAGTAGACTTTGCAGATGAAGTATTTGCTAACGTAACAACTTCAGCAACAGGTTGTATTTTGTATAACTCTTCAGCTTCTAACAAAGCTATTTGTGTGATTGACTTTGGTGGTACAGTTAGTGCTACAGCAGGTGATTTAACTATTGAGTTTCCAGCAGCAGGTGCAAGTACTGCAGTAATACGTATCGCCTAAGAGGTAACCTATGGCTATTGTAGCAGGTTCAGCACTATATGGAACAGGTGTATACGGAGGTTCTTCATTTGGACTTCAAGATGTTTCATTTACTCTAACAGGAGTAGCTGGAACAAGTGCATTAGGAACAGTAGAGCCTAAGACAAGTGAAGCTCTACTAAGTGTTTCTGCAAGTGGCGCTGTTGCCTCAGTACAGGTTAATCTAGCACCAAATATTACTGGTGTTGTTGGTACATTTACACTAGACGTTTCAGCACTGACGGTAAAAAGTGTAAATCGTATTCCTGTAACACAGAGCGCACTAACAGGTTCTATAGAAGCAGTATCTGCTGGTGGCTTTGAGATTGATATATCTGAAAGACTAGGCAGTGTATCTGCTACTGGTGCAATAGGAACAATAGAAGCACAAGTAGATGAGAACTTACTGAGTGTTTCAGCCACAAGCGCATTAGGTACTATTGTACCACACGCAGACTCATCTTTAACACTAACAGGTGTATCTGCTACTGGCGAAGTAAATGAGCTAGAAGAGAATCCTACAGAAGCACTTAGTAGCGTTTTTGCTACATGTACTATAAACCCTGCAGGAGTATCACTCAGCACAAGTGCAGGTTTGACTTCAGTTGCCATGACAGGTATAGCAAGTGAACCAAGCATAACAGCAGTACAGTTCGACTACACAGCAGTTGCACATCTTTATAGTCGTAGAAGAGCAGCAATCATACCACCCAGAGCAGCATAATGCCTACTAAAGTAATAACTGGTGTAACATCCACAGGTTCTATTGGTACACTATCTGCCAATGCAGGTGAAAGTTTATTAAGTGTTTTTGCTACAACTGGTTTAACTGCAGTAGCAGTAAGTATAATAAACGGTCCTGTATCTGGTGCAAGAAAAGCACTAGTACCAGCAGAACTTAGAATGGTATATATGAACCGTAAACCTACATCAAGAGATCGTGTTGTTTACGCAAATGAGGATTAATAAATGAGTTTTCGTTGGCCTAGTAAAGACCCAGATGAAACATTAGATTATAGTGTAGATTGGTCAAGGTTTCTTGATACTGCAACAATAAACAGCGTTAAGTGGTTTGTTAAATCTACTTTATTTAATACAAAAACAGAAATAGCAGCAGGTCAAACTTTAACAGCAGCTTCTAGCAATGCTACTACTGATGACCTACAAAATGTTGCTCAGACAAATACTAATACTGTTGCAACTATAAATGTAGGTGGCGGTCAAAATAATGTAGAGTATACTTTCTTTTGTCAGATGACAGACACTACAGGAAGCACTGCTGAAAGAAGTATTAGATTACGATTGAAGGAACGTTAATATGGCTTATGATTTTATTGGTCTGGTAAATGACGTAAATCGTAGACTTAATGAAGTAGAGCTTGTAGGCGGTACAGGAACTAGTGCAAACTTCCTTACTGCAAAAGGTGAGTACTCTATGATTAAAGATGCTGTAAACGCATCTGTACGATACATAAATCAGCATGAGTTTGAGTGGCCTTTCAATCATATTGAAGAGACAGAAACATTAACAGCAGGTATTATTAGATATGCTTATCCTGCAGATGCAAAGACTATAAACTTTAACACATTTAGAATAAAACAAAACGACACACTTGGTAATTCAACAGTAAAACTAAAAGAACTTACATACGAAGATTATTTAGACAATTATATTAATGTAGAGTATGCTACGTCTACAAGTGTAAGAGGTTTGCCTAGTCGAGTATTCAGAGCGCCAAGTCAAGAGTTTGGTTTAGTTAATCCACCAGATCAAAACTATGAAGTAGTTTATGAGTACTATAGATTACCTGTTGACCTAATCAATGATACGGATGTACCTAGTGTACCAGAACAGTTTAGATATGTAATTGTGAATGGCGCTATGTATTTTGCTTATATGTTCAGAGGTGAATCTCAAGAGTCTAACATGATGCAGAGTAGATTTGAGCAAGAGATAAAACAAATGAGAAGTTTGTACATAAATCGTTATGACTACATAAGATCCACTGTTAGAAACATTAATACAACTTCTGTGAGAGCGCTTTAATATATGCCAACAACTCGTGAAACATACCCTATAGAGTTTCGTGGTGGTCTTTTAAGTAATATGAGTCCTTTGCAACAAGGTATTAACATGCCCGGTTCTGCAAGAGTGTTAAAAAACTTTGAGCCATCAATAGAAGGTGGTTATCGTAGAATAGAAGGATACTCTAAATATGATGACAATATCATACCTCCATACGGCGCTCCTGTTGTTACAGGCGCAGGTCAAAGTGGTACAACTTTAAATATAGCTAATATACGTAAAGCTCCAGTAGCAGGAGATACATTAAAAATAATACATGCTACAGCCGCTGTGAATGGTGCTATTAGTAATACTACTGCACTTGTATTAGATACAAACGTTGGAACTCTTGCTGCAGGTATGGAAGTTACAGGCACTGGTATTTCTGGAACAGTAACCATAGCCTCAGTTACAAATCAGAATAACATTGTATTGTCCTCTGCACAAACACTAACAGATGATGTTGACTTAACATTCTTTAAAGTTTATACTATTGCAACTGGTGGTGTTAGCTTTAATAGTACAAATAAATCTGCTACTTTAACTTTAACTTCTAGTCTTCTTGATCCTCCTTCTAATGGACAAACAGTAGAGTTTATAAGTACTACAGATAAACACCTAACATTAGGAGTAGGTGTATTTGTAGACCAAGTAGTAGTTGCAAAAAATCAAAGTCTTTTTAGGACATCAGGAAATGGTTATACATTAATAAATGTACCTTCTTATGGAACTGTTTTAGTAAATGGTGCATCACAAACAGGTACAAGCCTTGCAATAGATGGTCTTACAAGTACTCCTCAAATAGGTGATGTTTTTAAGATAGCTTCTGCAGGTCCAACAGCAGTAGTAAATGGAGCTACATCCAGTACAACTGCACTTGTTGTAGATACAAACGTTGGAACTATCGTGGCAGGTATGACTGTATCTGGTGACGGTATCCCAGATGGAGTGACTGTAGCTAGTCTATCAGACCAAAATAATCTAGTATTATCAGCAGCACAATCAGTAGCAAATGATGTAGCGTTAACATTTAGTATCACTACAGATAAAATATATGCTATAACTTCTACTCCTTCAGTTTCTTCAGGTGGCTCAACCCTTACAATAGCACCTGCATTAGCTAGTTCTCCTGCAGATAATGCTGTAATAACTTTTTTAAGTACGTCAAGAGAAAGTGCTAGTAAAACTAGGTTTTCTAGATATAACTATAGTGGTACTGAAAAAATAGCTATAGTAGATGGAGTTAATACTCCTGCTCTATATGATAGAACATCTTTTACAGATCTTAATGATGCTCCAAATGATGTAGTAGGAGCAAAGTTTGTTGTTAGCTTTAAGAACCAGTTACTATTTGCTAAAGGTTCTAACATAGCTTTTACTGCACCTTACACAGACAATGACTTTACAGCAGCAAACGGTGCAGGTACAATAAATGTAGGCAATGAAGTTACAGGTCTTATTGTATTTAGAGAACAACTTATAATATTTACTGAATCTAGTATCCAAAGATTAGTAGGTAACACTGTATCTGACTTTCAGTTACAACCCATTACAATTGACATAGGTTGTATAGATGAAGATACTATGCAGGAGATTGGTGGAGATGTAATGTTTCTTGCTCCTGATGGTTTGAGGCTTTTAAGTGCCACAGAAAGATTGGGAGATTTTGGTTTATCTGTTGTATCTAAGCCTATACAACAAGAGGTTACATCTTTTATTTCATCACACACTTCTTTTACAAGTGTAGTTATTCGTAAAAAATCACAATATAGAATATTAGGATATAAAACTAACTTAACGAATCGAAGCTCCAAAGGTATACTGGGTACACAGTTCTCAGGTCAGGGTGGAGAAGGTATGGCTTGGGCAGAGGTTCAAGGAATAAACGCACACGTAGCAGACAGTAGGTTTTATTTAGGAAGAGAAACTATAGTTTTTTCTAACGATGATGGCTACTTATACTCTATGGAAAACGGAAGTAGCTTTGATGGTGGTAAGGTAGAGACTTCTTTTGCTACACCTTATATGCCAATAAGTGACCCTAGAGTACGTAAGACATTTTACAAGATGCTCTTATACACAGATCCACGAGGTAGTGTGTCCTTTGACATATCTTTAAAGCTTGACTTTGACCAGAAGAATAGTGTACAACCTACTAAGATAGATTTTAGTAACCAAACAGGTCAAGTTGCATTTCTTGGATCAACTACTTTTGGATCGTCAGCAGTATATAGTAGTAAGCTACTAACATTATTTGAATCACAAATGATAGGAACAGGGTATGTTGTATCTTTACAATTCACTTCCGATAGTACAGACCCACCATTTTCACTAGATGCTATAACATTAGAATACGGAACAAACACAAGAAGGTAAAACGACATGGGAACAGGTTACACTAGAAACGATACAGGTAATAACATTGCTGATGGTAACGTTATCAACGCTGCAGACTTTGATGGTGAATACGATGCTATAGAAGCTGCGTTCAACTCCTCTTCAGGACACACACACGATGGTACATCTGCAGAGGGTGCGCCCATTGCGGTGCTTGGCCCATCACAGGATGTAGTTATTACCGCATCAGTTATACGCCCAAAAACAACTAACACCGTGGACTTAGGTACTAGCTCTTTAAAGTTTAAAGATATTCATCTAACAGGAGATCTTAACTTAACTGCGTTAAACGTCACTGATGCTAGTGCTAGTGATGCTACAGTTAAACTAGATGGTAATTACCCTGATGGTTCTAGAAACATAGCATTTGGTTTAACTGCATTAGATAGTTTAGATGGATCAAGTCCAGGTGGAGACAACGTTGCTATAGGTAATGCTGCACTAACTGCACTCACAGAGGGTGATCATAACATTGCCATAGGCTCGTCTGCAGGTGATGCTTTGACTGTTGGTGGTAAGAACATAGCCATTGGCTTTGAGGCGCTCTCAACAGAAGACGGTAACGGTGAAACTGTTGCTATTGGATACCAAGCACTAAAGGCACAGAATGCAGGTGCATCTGGCCTAAACGTTGCTGTAGGTTATCAGGCTGGTACAGCGGTAACAACAGGGGTTCAGAATACACTTATTGGTGCTTCTGCAGGTGTGGCTCTTTTAGCAGGTGCAGGTAATGTTGCAGTAGGCTTTGAAGCTTTATCAACAGAAGACGGTCATGGTACTGCCACAGCTATAGGGTATCAAGCTCTTAAAACACTTAACGCAGCAGCAGACTCATTTAACGTAGCGGTAGGTTATCAAGCAGCCGAAGCAATGACTACAGGTAAAAGAAACATTGCCATAGGTGCTAACGCTTTAGACACAGCTACTGATGGAGATGACAACGTAGCCATTGGTTACGATGCAGGTACAGCAATCACAACAGCATCAGACAATACTGTAATAGGTGCTTATTCAGGTACAGCTTTAACTACAGGTACAGCTAACGTAGCGTTAGGCTTTGAATCACTTATGACTGAAGATGGCAATGGTGAAAGTACCGCTATTGGTTATCGTGCATTAAAGATGCAAAACGCTGGTGCGTCTGGTTTAAACGTGGCAGTTGGGTATAATGCAGGTGCTGCTGTTACAGTAGGTGTTAAGAATGTTATAGTAGGTGCTTCAGCAGGGGATGCCCTTGCAGCAGGAACTAACAATACGGCTGTAGGTTTTGAAGCACTCTCAACTGAGGATGGTCACGGTAATAACACTGCTATAGGCTATAGAGCATTAAAAGATTTAGATGCTGGCGCAGAGGGTTATAATACTGCTGTTGGCGTAGATGCAGGTTTATCTGTTAGTACTGGTGTTAGAAATACTGCAATAGGTAGCTTTGCTTTAGATGCTGCTACTACTTCAGATGACAACACTGCAGTTGGATATAATGCAGGTACTGAAATAACTACTGGTACAGATAATGTTATTATGGGCGCTTCAGCAGGTGCTGCGCTTGTTGCAGGTAGTAATAACGTAGCGTTAGGCTTTGAATCACTTATGACGGAAGACGGTAATGGTGAAAGTACTGCTGTTGGTTATCAAACTCTTAAAATGCAAAACGCAGGAGCTTCTGGTTTAAACGTAGCGGTAGGATATCAAGCAGGTTCAGCAGTTACAACAGGTGTTAAAAACGTCATAGTCGGTGCTTCTGCAGGAGATGCGTTAGCAGCAGGGGCTAACAATACAGCAGTAGGTTATGAGGCATTATCAACTGAGGACGCTAATGGTAATAGTACAGCTATAGGCTATAGGGCGTTAAAGACACAAAATGCTGGGGCAGAAGCTTACAACGTAGCTGTAGGTGTAGACGCAGGGTTATCTGTTACTACAGGTATTAAAAATGTTATAATGGGTGCTTTTGCAGGTGACGCTTTAGATGCAGGTGCTAACAATGTAGCAATAGGTTTTGAAGCTCTGTCTACAGAAGATGGTCATGGTGAAAGCACTGCTGTTGGTTATCAAGCACTGAAAACACAAAATGCAGGGGCTTCTGGTTTAAACACAGCAGTAGGTTACCAAGCAGGTGCTGCAGTTACAACAGGTGTAAAAAATACCTTGATAGGCGGTTTAGCAGGTGATGCAATTACTATTGGGTTTAACAATACTGCACTTGGTTACGGAGCAATAAGTGATGTTACAGAGGGTGACTATAATGTAGCCATAGGAACTCTATCTTTAGATGCAGAAACTCTAGGAAATGGTAGTGTTGCTATTGGTCATGCCACGCTAACTGCCCAAAACTTTACAAGTGATACAGATGTTTTTAATACTGCTGTGGGGTATGGGGCAGGTGCAGCAGTAACAACAGGTAAAGAAAATACCTTAATCGGTGGATTAGCAGGACTTTCAATTACATCGGGTACAGAAAACGTCATCATAGGTAATTCAACAGGTGATGCACTAACAGATGCAGACTATAATGTAGCGATTGGTAAAAGTGCTTTAACCGCTGATACTAAAGGCAGTAAGACAGTGGCTATTGGATATGAAGCGTTAAACGTTCAAAACTTTACAACTCCTACAGATAGTTTTAACACAGCAGTTGGCTACCAAGCAGGTGCTGCAGTTGCAACAGGCGTTAGAAATACTATAGTCGGTGCGTTAGCAGGTGATGCTGCAACAACTACTGATGACACAACATTAGTTGGTTATGGTGCTGGTAGTGCTGTTATGACAGGTCATGATAATACTGGCGTTGGTGCTAGTGCTTTAGCTGCTGCAACAACTGGCGCAAGCAATGTGGCTATTGGTAAAGATGCTGGGCTTGCAATAAGCACTGGTGCTAACAATGTAGCTGTTGGATTTGAAGCATTAAAAACTGAAGATGGTAATGGTAACACTACAGCTATAGGTTATCGTTCATTAAAAACTCAGAACGCAGGAGCAGAAGCTTATAACGTAGCGGTGGGGATTGATGCTGGAACAGGTCTTACAACAGGTGTCAGCAATACTTTAATAGGTGCTTTTTCTGGTGGCGGTGCAACTTTAACAGGTTCAAGCAATACTGCTGTAGGTAGAAATAGTTTATATGTAAATACGTCTGGTGCTAATAACACAGCTATTGGTGCAGAAGCATTAACTGCAAACATTAGCGCAACTAATAACGTAGCCATTGGAGCTAACACATTACAAGCTAATACAACTGGTGGCCCAAATACTGCGATAGGTAAAGGTGCTATGGCAAGTAATATTAGTGGTGGCACTAACACTGCTATAGGTTTTGAGGCACTAGTATCCAATACAACAGGCGCTCATAATACGGTAAATGGAGATTCAGCCCTTTATGCAAACACTACTGGCGGTCAAAATGTGGCGATTGGTAGAGAGGCATTAAAATCAAGCGTATCAGCATTTTTCCAAACAGCAGTTGGTTATAATGCATTATTGAATTCTAATTACACAACAAATGTGTATGCTTATAACACTGCAGTTGGTTGGAATGCAGGTGCTGCAAACACTACAGGTAAAATAACAGCGGTTGGTGCTTCTGTCCTGCAATCAAATACTACTGGAATTAATAACGTTGCTGTTGGTGGTGCAACTGACGCTGCTGGTGCTTCATTACAGAATAATACTACAGGCGGTCATAACACTGCTGTAGGTAATGTATCTTTAAGGAGTAACACAACTGGATCTCTTAATGTTGCAGTGGGCTATACTGCAATGCAGAATAGTACTACAACATCTTATAACAGTGCTGTAGGAAACTTAGCTTTGGGTTTATTGACCACAGGTCCATCGAACACTGCAATGGGCTATGACGCTTTGGGTGGAGCGACAACAGCAAGTTATAGTGTTGCTTTTGGTAGTTCTGCTGGTAGGGGTCATACTACTGCAACTGGTGGTACATATATAGGTCATGTAGCAGGATATAATTCAAACGCTCAAAATACTTGTATTGGTTATGCGTCAGCATATTCTGGCAATGGTCCTACTTCTCTTAGTACGGGTGGTGGTAATACGTTAATTGGTGCGTACACTGGTGTTTCCGCCGCAACAAATACGGGAACTGTAATTATAGGACATAACGCAACAGGTAAAGGTAGTAATACTGGATTTATTAATCCTACAAGTGGTGTTTATCAAGGAAATAACTCTTCTACTTGGTCACAAACTTCAGACCGAAGGTTAAAGAAAAACATAGTAGATAGCCCTATAGGTCTTGCTGAGATTAACCAGTTAAAAGTTAGAAACTTTGAGTACAAAACTAAAGATGATTTATCAGAAATAGAATCTGATGGATTAGTAGAAACTGATATTATTGAATCTTCTGGCGTACAAGTTGGAGCGATAGCTCAAGAGATACAAGCCGTATTACCTAAGTGTGTTACAGAACAAGATACAGGCGTACTTTCATTAAACACTGATAACCTTACTTGGCATTTAATCAAAGCAGTACAAGAGTTATCAGCAAAGAATGATGCATTAACGGCACGAGTAACTGCCTTAGAATCCTAGTAATTAGTCAGAAAAGGAGAAAGAAATGACTGATACACCAAGCGCTGACGATATCGCAGCACACTACACAGCAATGGGTCACTCTGTTGATCTGTTAAACGCAGGGAAACCTGCTGACATGGCTGCAGACGAGTGGACTGCAATCAAAAAACGTAACGTAGATCATTTAGAAATAATGAAAGCCAAGACTTATTGGACTTCAGAAAGTATGACTGCTGTAGATAAAGCTATTGCAGATTTTAAATAAGTCTGTTATGTTAACCAAGCACATAAGTGCATAACTTTAAACTCTAGAAAAGGAGATACGTAATGGGTAAAAACGAAAAAACCCCCATCACTATCAACGACAAAGAATACTTCGTTGAAGACTTAACTGATGATCAAAAAACAATGGTCAACCATCTTGCAGATCTAAATCGTAAACTAGCAAGCTCTGCATTTAACATGGATCAGCTAAGAGTAGGACGTGATGCATTTGTTAATATGCTTGCAGCGTCTGTAGAAAGCGAAGTAGAAGAAGCTGAAATCGTAGAAGAATAATTCTACCCAAGAGTTGCTGCTTATACCAAGTGGCAACTCTTTACAAAACACCCAGTAAAACATATGTCTAATATTACTCCAGAAGAACTAGAAGCTATGCTAGATCGTGCAGCAAAGCGTGGTGCTAAGATGGCATTACGTGAGGTAGGCTTGCATGATGATGATGCTCGTAAAGACATAACAGAAATGCGTAACCTACTAGAGGCATGGCGTGACACACGTAAAGGTGTGTGGTCAACTATGGTCAAGATGTCAACTGTAGCAGTAATAACATTCATTGCCGCATCACTTTGGATGCAAATAGGGAAATAATAATATGGCTAAAAGATTTGCAGGGTTTAAGCCTGAAACATTTGAAAAGAAGATACTCCCAGCGCTGGGTTATGACGGTCCAACAGATACAAAATCTATTAACTTATTCTTAGCAGCTAACCCTGCAGCAGCAACACAGATGGGTAAGTATACTATGGCAGCTAGGCAGATGGTTGAGGGTAAGCCTATCAAAGCTGCTGGGGGTAAAGATATTTTTGGAAGAGACATTGGTAGTAACACTCCTGCAGCGGTGGCAGCTAGAGCGCATGGTGCAAATAGCGCTGCCGCACAACATGTTGCATACACACAAGCACGTGATGCTTCAGGTTCAGCTTCTTATACAGGACCAGTGGAAGAAGCACGTAAACAAGCAGCATTAAACCAGTCAAGACAGGCTACCTTGGGTCTATCTTCTGCTACATCTGGAAACCCAAACCCTACTAACGGTGCTACAAACGGCGTAGTAGTAGACTCTACTAAGAAAGATTCTGCTGGTAGTAAGATGACTGGTGCAATAACATCTGACCCTACTAAGGTAGCAACCAAAGCTGGTGTTGTAGCTAGTACAGGAACAGGCACAAATATAGCAACCAACACAGGACAGGCAGGTCCAGTAAACCTAGCAGGTACTTCACAGGCTGGTCCTGTTGGTACGGTAGCACAACCTACTACATTAACAGCACCACAGATGCAAGCTGCAGGTGCTGCTCCAAGTGTAACACAAGCTTTATCAGGACTACAGGGCGCACAAGGACAGGTTGGCCCTGACTCTGTTGTAGATCCTGCACAAGGAGATCCTACTCAGTTAGCAGCATTACAACTACAGCAAGCACAGGCTCAAGCAGCACAGGTACAAGCACCTTCTGCACTACAGGCTACACCTAATCAGTTAGTTTCTGGATCTGCTGTAGACATGAACCAAGCAGAAAGTGTACTACAAAAATCAGAAGCTGCTACAGTAAGAGATGAATTATCTGGCTTGATGAAAGACTTTGAGGGTGGTAATACACCTTCTTGGGCTGCAGGAGCTATGAGAACAGCTACAGCAAATATGGCTGCACGTGGATTAGGGGCATCATCTATAGCAGGTATGGCTACAGTACAGGCAGCTATGGAAGCAGCATTACCTATAGCTCAGATGGATGCAGCTAATAAGCAACAGATGGCTATGGCTAAAGCAGAGCAACGAGCTAAGTTTTTGGGTATGGAGTTTGATCAGAACTTCCAAACTAAAGTAAGGAATGCAGCTAGGATTTCTGAAGTAGCAAACTTAAACTTTACTGCTGAACAGCAAGTTGCTCTAGAGAATGCTCGTATGGCTAACACAGTTAACCTAGCTAACCTAGATGCTAGAAGTGCCAAAGTATTATCAGATGCTGCAGCAATGTCGCAGATGGACATGACTAATCTAAATAGTAGACAACAGGCTCAAGTTGTAAATGCTCAATCTTTCTTAGAAATGGATATGGCTAACTTAGACAACGATCAGCAGACATCCTTGTTTAAAGCACAACAAAGAGTTTCGGCTCTACTAAGTGATGCTTCTTCAGAGAATGCAGCTAGACAGTTTAATGCTACTTCCCAGATGCAAACAGATCAGTTTATGGCTAATCTTAGCACAGATGTTTCTCGTTTTAACGTAGAACAAAAGAGTGCTATGGATCGTTTCAATGCAGGTGAGTCTAATGCACAGTCTAGATTTAACGCTCAACAAGGTAATGCACGTGATGAGTTTAATGCTAAGAACCACTTAGTTGTTGCACAGGCAAACGCTCAGTGGGCGCAGTCTGTAACTACAGCAAGTAACGCTGCTATAAATCAATCTAATCGTGATGCTGCACTTGCCGCTAATAACTTAACTATGGCTGCATACAATTCAGTAGTACAGCGTGAACGTGACATGTTAGCTTGGGCTTGGAAGTCAGCAGATAACGCAGCAGAAAGAGATTCAAACGTTATGATAGCTAATATTACTGCTAATAAAGCTGCTGAAGGTGGTAGCTTCTTATCCAAAGCTGGCTCTAAGTTCTTAGCTACTATAGGAGCAGCAGCAGTAGATAAAATATTTCTAAAGAACTTCACATAGGTAGGATATAAATAGAATGACATACAATCCTAGACAAACATTTGAAGCGGGTCGTGGTAGTATATATAGCAGTTACAAACCGCCAAGCAAGTCAAAACCAAAATCATCTAGAAATAGTATGACTTTTGAACCCGGTCGTGGTAGTATATATGACACTTACAAGCCACCAAAGAAGTCAAAACCAAAGCCACCTAATAGAAACACTGGAGGTTATGACCCAGTAGGTGGTGGTTCTATAGATGATCCGGGATATAAAGGTCCAGGTTTAGGTTCTAATCCAAATACTGGTAACGATAATGATGACTCATCATCACAGGATACTTTTATAGATACACTAATGAAAAAAGTAAAGTCATCGTTTAACTTTGCTGGTGGAACATCTCAAAACGATGAACCAGTAGACCCAGACCCAGTTGCTGTATATAGTGCTGATAGGTTTTTAGCAAGCGTTATACCAGTTGGATATGAGAACCCTAATCCTATGAGATCTTCTGCAGAAATAGTAGGAGATATTGATACAATGCTTGATAGGAGTAAAGACAAAGGTTACTACCAATACTCAACAGAGGCAGGTAGTCGTTACGATGAGGTTCCAGCAGCTAGTGCTAACAAGAACTTAGAGGTAAACAAAACTAAAAGTGCTGTTGAAAGATTTCTAAAAGATGTTATAGCTCCAGACTCTAAAGAGTATAAGATAAAAAAGAATGACACGCTATCATCTATTGCTCTACGAGAAGGTATTACTGTAGCAGATCTTGTTAAGGTTAATGGTATAAAAGATAAGGATAGAATATACACAGACGAAACTCTTATTATACCTGAGTCTAAAGATATGCAAAAAGTAAAAGACTTTGTTAATAGTATAGATCCTGATGCAGAGTTCTATCAGTCAGGTGTACCTATGGATCAAAGAGAGTTTCCACCAGAAGATACATCTGAATTGAATAACCCACAGACTCAACAAGGCTTGATGTCTACTACTTCTGATATACCAGAGGTTACTGTCACTGAGCTTGATCCTGTAGTGGGGGGTTATGATGATGGTCCTTTAAAAGATTTAGGTTTGATGTCACCACCTAGACCTCAACCTGTAGATGCTGTAACTGCTGCAAAGAAAGACTTAACAAATAAGTTTTATGATGATATAGGTACACATGGTGAAACTGATCATGGTGATACACCTGTGCAAACTAATGACGAAGGTGCTGATGCGGATGATTTAGACGTTGGGTATGGTCATAAGCTAAAACAATCTGAAAAAGATTCTGGTATGATTCACGGTATAAAGTTTAAAAATGAAGATGGTACATACATACCTTTGACTGAAGTACAGAAAAGAGAAATACTTAAAAAAGACTTTGAAGTAGAAACAAACCTAGCACGTACTGTTCAAAACGGTTGGGATAGTAAGTTAGAAACAAAAGGTTCTTCTTGGGATCAGTTAGACTTTAAATATCAAAATGCATTATCTTCGTTAGCCTTTAACGTAGGTGGGGGTTTGGCAGGAGATGATTGGGATAGAGTTTTAGACGCAGCTATTGCAGAAGATCCTAAAGCTTTTGCCACAGAGATGAGAAGAACAAGAGATGTAAAGCAAGCAGACGGAACTATTAAAAAAGTCAAAGATGAAGCAATGGATAACCGTGTAGCTAAAGAGTTGTATTACTCAGGAATAATAGATAAGCAATCTGAAGTCGAAGATGAATTACCAGAAGCTACTGTTAGGTCAGGAGTACCTCAGTAATGTTCGGACTACCACTAGAACTTATAACAATGCTTTTCTCTACCGTACTAGGTGGAGTTATGTCTTTAATAGGACAGAATGCTAAGAATAAAGCTGAACAACAAAAGGCTTTAATAGGTGCAGTCAACGAAGCCAGAGAGCATGGCAGTAAAGATATACACTTTGCATGGACACGTAGGATCATAGCTTTATCTGCAGTCTTTGCTATTATTGTCTTGCCAAAGATGGTAGCTGTGTGGTATCCTGACGTAAGCGTTATCGTAGGTTACACAGAAGTACATGGTGGTTTATTTAACTGGCTATTTGGTGGTGACGGTACAGTACAATGGCAAGCTGCACGAGGTTTCGTTATCACACCACTAGATACACACATCGTATCAGCTATCGTAGGCTTATACTTTGGAGCAGGATTTACTAAATAGGATAATAACATGGCAATAGCAGGACCATTCGACAGACCAGTTCCAGGTGAGTCTTTAACAGATGAACCTAAGAATAACCCTTGGGAGCAACCTCCTGAGATGGACACCATTGAAGAAGTTACAAAGTACTACATAAATAGTTTGGCTAATCAAGAAGTACTAGATGATCTAGCTGCAATGTGTCAGGTAGGCTCACCTCTAAAGCCTATTGTACAGAGCATCACAACATCAGGTCAGATGAGAGGACTACACACAGTAGACAACAGCTTACTTGTAGCTCCAATCATACATGAGTTCTTAAAGCAAGCCATACAGTCTATGGGTATTGATGTAGACGATGATGGTACAGATCCACAGGCAGAAGCAGAAGCTTCAGAAATGAGGCGCTTTCAAATGTTAGCTGCAAAGTATTTAGAAGATGAACCAGATGCTGCAGATCCCGGAAAGCAACTACTACAAGAAATAGTAGATGAGACAGAAGAAGCTGAAGTAGGTGACACACCAGAAGAAAAGCCACAAGGCTTAATGGCAAAGGGTTAATATAATGGGATTAGATTGGAAAATGTTTGCTGCTGATTTCCTCACAGAAGTAACTGAGGATATTGAAGATAGACAGACAGAAGCTAAAACATATGAGAAAGAACAAAAGGCTGCTGCTGAACGTAATGGACAACTCATACAACAACGAGACTTGAAAGCAAGAAAAGCCGCAGGTCTAGGCAAACAAGCAAGAGCTTTAGGAGCATCACCTGCACAAGTTAGAACAGCTATGTCATCTGGTATATCAGGAATAGCTGATCTCTACAGTAAACTACAGGCTGCAGCTAATACCCAAGGCATTAAAACTCTGGGTGTAGATGACGTTGATGCTCTTATAAACATGCCAAACCTAGCTACAGTAAATCAAGAGTTAGTAGATATGCCCTTAGAAGAGTTTGCTAAACGTACCTATGGCGTACAACCTCTTACAACAACAACTAAACCTGATACTAAAGAAGCCAGTATGCTTGCCAGTATGTTTGGTTATGATGCTAAACAACGTGCAGAAAAAAGACTTTCAGATACAGACTTTGGAGGAGGTTTATCTGTAGCTGATATAAATGCACTCTCACGTCAGTCTGAGTATAGATCATTGATTGACGATGCTACTATGACGTTCACTGAAGTAGATTACTTTACATCAGATAAATCTTTAACATTTAGTAAAACGTTAAGTAAAACCTTGTCAGATGCTGTAGAGGGAGATGAGGCTGAAGCTTACATAAAAGGTAAAGTACGAACAGCAGGTAACTCTTCAATGAGTACATCTGAGCTTAAAGAAGCCAGAGATAAAGCAGCCAAGAATGCTCGTGATTTTCTAAAAACTAATGCAGCTAAAATGTTAATAGATCAATATGCAGAAACTTATTACAAAGGTGGCTTCTTTGATAATAGGCTTGTAAGAAATCAGATAGAAGCTGCTATGGGTACAGGATATTTAAACGAATTATTAGATATGTATGATCAAGTTCCAGATACTCAGGAAGATAGTGATCAAGATACTAGCACTACTTCTTCAACAACTTCATCAGAGGTAAATCTAGAGAAACCTATTAAGGTTGAACAAACTCTCAGAAAACCAGACCCTGAAGCAGACGATTCAACAGAAGCTGCTTCACCTTTGACAGATGAAGGTAAGGCTATAGTAGAGCAAGCACTGTCTGGACAACTTATACAAGGATACACGGCTGAGTTCACACGTGAGCAGTGGGATAACATGTCTCGTAAAGAAAGAAAAGATAATGGTTTACCTGAATCAAGATTAGGTATTGTAGGTTTTGACTTCAAAGATGATATAGATGAGATGTTAGAGAAACCTCTACGTAACTTAAACATCAAACGTAACCTAGATCCAGACAAAGAATATAAGATAAAAATAAAAGGTAAAGGAACGTACACAGTTACAGGAAACCAACTTTCAACTATGGATGATGCAGCATTTACAATGCCGTATAAACCTTCTATTGAAATAACTGAGTATAAGGAAGGGGATAGCAAGGCTAAAAAAATAACCCAAAGAATACTAGAGCGTTATCAACGTGACTTTAAAGAAGAAATACAAGAAGAAAAAGATTCCTTGGGGCCAACCAATCCTAATATGTAGGTGAATAATAATGGACTACTATGAGTTACTAAAGTGGGATCAGGAAACAGGCTTTGATAATAAAGTTACTCCTGAAGAAATAATAGATGATGATGATGATTTTATTCTTGATTCAAATGCTACCCTTAAAAAAGATGACCTAAAGAAGTATCAATTCTTAAACCCTATTCGTGACTACATGGTAGAGCGTAAGGGTGTTGACTACGCAGATTTAAGTGCAGATGAAGTTGTAGAAGATTTCGTTGATCATATGCGTTACTTCAATGCTAACACTGTATCGACTGCAGGTGAGGTTCGCTTCATAGGTAAAGCAGATGATGTACGCAAAGAGAAAGCTAGAAAAGCATATGAGATATATGATCAACTAGGTAATGTGTTTGTCAATGATGGTGTTATGGGTGCAGTTGGTGGTATAAAAGACTACGTATTTGCTGCAGCTACGGACCCTACAAACTATTTAGGTTTGATCACAGGTGGCATAGGACGTATGGGTGCTGCTGGTGTATCCTTAACAGGTAAAAAAGTAGTAACTGCTGCAGTACGTCAAGCAGGTAAAGAAGCATTACAGAGTGGTGCTACAAAAGCAGCAGCAAAAGAAGCAGCAGAACGTGCAGGTATAGAAGCGGCACGTAGAGCAATACATCAAGGCTATACCACAAAGCAGGGTGGTAGATTAGCAGGAGAGGTATCAGAACGTGTGGCTTCAGAAGGACGCAGAGTACTAGCTAGAGAAGCTATGGAAAAGAAACAGAGAGATTTACTTGCATCTGGTCCTGGAATTAAACTAACAATAAAAGGTAAAGAAATACTATCAGGTAAAAGTGCGTTAAAACAAACTATAGTATTAGATGCTGGGGCTGCTGTGTTACAAGACGTAATGGCACAAAAGACTATGATGGCAGCAGGAGCGCAGGAAGAATATAGTGCTTTACAGACAGGCTTTTCATCCTTACTTGGTGGTGTGGCAGGTGCTGCACAGCTAGGCTTTGGTAAGTTTCGTGGTGCATCAGGTTTTGATGACACAGGTGATCCACTAGAAAAACTTTCTAATAATGTTATTAAAGAAATGTCTCCTATCTTTACAGGCAAACAAGCTAAAGAAGCTAGTGGTGTAATGCTTAAAGAGATAGAAGCTTGGAATGCCAAGGTAGAACGTGGTGGAGATTTCACAGCAGATTCTATGCCAGCAGAACTAATTAAAAATATTATGTTAGGTTCTGATAATAAGAGTGGCCTAGCTAAAGTATTTAAAGATTCAGGTTACAAGATAGGACGCGAAAAGCATATCTCTGATGTGATGACAAACGTAGCTAGGTTCTTACCAGATGAAGAACTTGCTCGTATCAACAAAGAGATGCAGAAGTATACAGGCATACAGATAGGTGAGCTAACTGAAGACAGGACTGCTATAGGAGACTTAATAGCTAAAAGAATAAATGAAGCAGGTAAAACTCTTAACGTTATGTCTCAGGTTCGTAAGACATTAGACGCAGGTATTATTGCATCTAGTGATAAACTTACTAGAACACTTGATGAAGTAGAAGCTAAAGAAGCTATAGGTAAAGAGTTACGTAATGCTGAGAAGTCTGATAAGTTTCGTTATGGTCAGTCTGTATGGAAACGTCTACTTGTTTCATCTCCTGCTACCACAGCAATCAACGTTGCAGGTTTTGCACAGTTCTACGTAGGTCAAACTATGGCTGACTTGTTTAACTCTACAGCACTAATGACAAAAGGACTAGGACAGTTAGCAGTAAACAGACAAGGTGCAGCAGAATCATTTAGACAGGCTGCAGCATTACGACATATACAAGCTCAAAAAATGCGTAACCTTCTTGATCCTTATACTACGCACGACACATACATGAAGTTCCTAGATGATAATGAAGATGTAAAAAAGACTTTGTTTGAAACTATGGCAGGTGGTATAGAAGCTAATGCAGATCGCTATGGTATAGACCCTGCTAACCCAGTGTTCAGAAACGTAGAAGCTATGGCTAATGCTGCAAGTAAAGTTACTGGTGTGCGTATACAGGATAGCTTCACTAAGTCTCAGATGTTTATGACAGAGCTTGACAAGTATCTACGTTTAGAGAAAGGTATTACATTAAAAAAAGCTATGCAAATGGAAGAGAATATAATTGATGAAGTAGCTTTGCAGGGTGCGCTTGATGGTACATTGAAGTCTGTGTTTGCCAAGGACTACACAACTAAGGGAACACCAGAGCTACTAAGAACCACAGCCAAGTTTGTAGAAACAATATCTAACACACCTGTGCTAGGTACTATCTTACCATTTGGTAGGTTCTTTAATAACGTTGTGGCTACTAGCTATCAATGGTCCTTCCTTGCATACCCAGAAGCATTCGTTAAGTTTGCAAGTAGAACTTTTAGAAGAGAAGGAACAGATGTTACGGAAGGTGAGATTTTTGCTCGTGCAACTGTGGGTACTGCAGCCCTTGCTTTGTCTATGCAATACGACACAGAAAGACGTGAGAAAGGTCTTGGTGTTTATGACGTAGACGTAGGCGGTGGTACTATTGTTGATGCAAAGAATACATTCCCCTTCTCAGTATTTCTAGCAGCAGGACGTATACTTAACATGAAGCGTAATGGTGAGGAAGTACCAAGAGAGTTACTACAAGAGATGGGTACTCAAATAGGTGTAGGTCAGCTTGCTCGTGATGCACAGTTTGGTAATGACATAAACAATCTACTAGATACTTTTATTAATGCTGATGGTGCATCTCGTGGTGCTTCTATTGACGCTCTATATAAAGTAACAGGTAACTTTGCAGCAGGTTTTACTAGACCACTAGACGCAGTAAATAAAACTATAGGCTTTGCTATGGGTACGGATAGTGCTAAAGATGTACGTCAAGCTGATGGTGCAAATGTCTTTACACAGACTTCTACTAAATACATTGATAATATATTAGAAGCATTCATTGATAAGACAGACTCTATAACAGGCGAAGATTTGCAGGTAGCATCAAGAGAGGGTGATGTGTATGACGCTAATCCTTTTGCTAGGATCTTTGGTATAACTGTTAAACGAGGACGTACAGCTACAGAAAAAGCATACTCTATGTCTGAGATGTTTCCTTGGACTGCATCAGAAAGAACTAAGATACCTGCCTATGATAAAGCATTCAATGGTTTTATAGCTCCTATCTTAGAGCAGCAGACTAGTATACTAATAGAGACACCTGAGTTTAAACAAGCAGGGCTTGCTGGAAGACGTAAGATGCTGAAGACTGTACTATCAGATACTAAGAAGTATATACGTGATGAAATGGAAAGTGGTTACTTGGGAGGCGAACCTGAGAGACTAAGGTTAGCAGCTAAAGCAAGTAGAAAAGGTACTAAAGAAATAAGGAGAGAGGCTCTAAAGCTTATGAAAGAGCAGTATGGAATAGAGGCAACACTAGAAGACCTAGACTATACTGAGCTAGATATATTTATGGAATACGTAGATTATCTGGAAGACATATATGAGGAAGCAGCAGACATCTAAAAGAAGGGGCCGCATTTAGCGGCCCTTTTCATTTGGTTATGTAGCTATGTCCTGCCCACATCTTACACTCAAGAAGTTTATCTCTAGCCTTCTTGCGTTGGTCATTGTCATCAAGATTATCTAACAAGAAACTATCTACTACTTGTATAGCTTCTCTCAAGTCCTTCTTAAACTTCTCACGTTTAGACTCTATATAATCTGTAGCTTCACGCTCTAGCTTCTGCATAAGTAAATAGATCCTGTGTGGCAGATTGTTTCTGCTCTTGTTTTGCTACTAGTTTTTTAGGTAGACTGTCTAATATATTTTTAGCAGTATCTTTGTCTATCTTAAACCACTCTGCGTTGGTTTCTTTAGCCACAAGTTTTGCTTTTTCGTGAGCAGCAGCTTCGTATTTACGCATATGAGAAACATTTACGTGGTGTATTAACTCATAAGATCTATAAGGATCACCAGTATTAAACTGTGACAGTCTCTTGTGGGGGTTCTCTGCCATTCCTATCTTTATCCAAATAAAGCCATCTTCGTTAAAAGCTTTATTAGTTATTGCATAGATAGAACCTTCCGTAGTAGATGAAGACTCTGACGTAACATTAAGTAATCCATCAATGTTTTTGTAGTTTCCAGGTTTTAAAATATTATAAAGTGGGTGACCCCTTGGTAGATACTTACCATCTTTATATATATTCTTAGCGTTGTTTCTAGGATTACTTCTTTGATTACGTTCCTTCTGTATTTCAGAACTATTATTAGGGTCAGAGTATTTACGTTTACCTGTTCTAGGATTTATTTCTAAGTCTTTTAATAAAGTCATTCTATACCTCCTGTGGTATTTGAGTACACCATACCCAGTATTTTGCTTCCCACATATACTCAGGTCTAGTAGCCTCCAATACTTTGCTACGTTCAGTCGCAGCCACGTTACATTTTTCTATACTCTCATATAAAATATTATCACTCATAATCATTGGCTCTTTATTAAATATAAAGAGTGCTACTAATACCCAAGCCATATACTATTCCTTTGCTTCGTAATACTGTTCAACTTTATCGTTGACCCAAGGTTCAAGATACTTCTCTGTTACACTGAATGTCGCAAAGAAAACTATTATTGCTGTTGCTACTACTTCCATATTATCTTCCTTATGTTATATCTACTATTTCACACACGTCACCAGAGCAAGCAAAAGTTTGACTCGACTTCGTGTTGTCTTCTTGTTCATACTCTGAAAGCTTAGTCCAGTCAATCTTTTTCGGCATGGTCTTGAGTAATTCTTTGTACTCTTCCTTGCTGCAATCTTGATATGGAGCTTGCTGATAGGTATGGTCTGAGTGTGGTAGAAAAGATACACCTGACATTTCGTCAAAGTGTTTGTAGACAAAGGCTCCTACCTCAAGCCATTCATCATCACGTACTGATATTGTAACTGAGGGCTTATGCTCACACCAATGGCGTTGGTAAGTAAGCCAAGTCTCTAGCTGTTCAATAGCAGTCATGTCGTTACGTGTCGTTGCTCTCTCTGGTGCTTGTACAGGGAAGCTGAACACGGTTGTGCTGTCGCTCTTAAATACACATGGCTCATTAGGTACACCATTGTCTATCATAAACTGTGTAAGGGGATCTTTATTATCACCTCGTACAGTACGGATGTAATATGGAGAGTGACGAGCATGTATACCACTGGCACTGTCCACCAACTGCGAGACAGTACCCGAAGGTTTGACGCAGGTAATAGCAGCAGACTGAGGTATACCAAGCAGAGAAGCATATTCATCGTTAATGCCCACAGCGACAGTTCGTAAGTCATCTAATAGTTTCTCCAAGTTAGCGTTGACTGAGGTCATCAATGGGTTGTCCATGATACCTGTTAGCGACACACCAAGCAATCTCTCTTCTTCTGTATTACGT